GTGGCCTTGATGTGATTGGCACGGAAGATGGCCAGCGTGTGCTTGACATGGCGAATGATGATGGTGCGAAGGAGCATCGCGTGTACCACGGCAGCGGTGCTGAGTTTGACCACTTTGACCATAGCCACATGGGCGAGGGTGAAGGTGCGCAGGCTTATGGTTGGGGCACTTATGTGACCGAGGTAGAAGGTATAGGCAGGACGTATGCCATTCAGAATAGCGAGAATGCAAGAGAACATTATGTATATAGCGGTGACACGCATGGACTTAGTGAGGAACGTATCAATGAGATATTGGAAGTCTTTTTAGACGCAAAGCCTTCAGAAGGACATGTTGTAAGTGAGTATAATGATGCGTTGGATTGGTATAGTAGCAAACGCGATGAATATTGTCAATCTTTAGCAAAAGACGCGTCATTGCTAAATCCTTCTGATATTTCCATTGTCATGGACAAAACAAGGAACCTTTACACGGTAGAAATTCCCGATGATAATGGTGAGAATTATTTGGATTGGGATTCAAAGACTGGTAAGGATTTGGTGTCACGCTTGGTAAGTACTTTACGTGCTGATAAGGACTTGAAAAAAGCGTATGAAGGAAGGCTAAGCGAACTGAATAAAGAACTTGGGAAATTTGCTCCAAGAACTTTGTTCTCTGATACTTACGTACAGCTTGCGGAGTTGCTTGGCAGTGACAAGAAGGCATCACAATTACTATCGTCGTTGGGTTATGTTGGCATTAAATATCCGGCAGAATTTCGCAGTGGCGGCCGTAAGGACGGTGCGAAGAACTATGTTATCTTTAACGAGCATGATGCGGAGATAACTGACCATGTGCGCTTTTTCAAAACCAAGAATGGCGAGGCTTATGGCTTTACTGTTGGCGGTAAGATTTACTATGACCCGAGGATTGCGAATGCTGAGACACCTGTGCATGAGTATGCCCACTTGTGGGCGAGTGCGCTGAAGGCGAACAATGCGGAGGAGTGGAAGAATGTGGTTGACTTGATGAAGGGCACCAATGTTTGGGAGGAGGTGAAGAAAACCTATCCCGAACTTGAAACGGACGATGAGATTGCTGACGAGGTGCTTGCCACGTATTCGGGCCGACGGGGTGCTGAGCGACTTCGTGAGGAGATGCGCAAGGCTGCTGCTGAGGGTGATGGCGTGATGGGCAAGGCTGAGGCGGTGAGTGCGCTGCAGCGTGTGAAGCGTGCCATTGACAAGTTCTGGAAGGCTGTGGCTGACTTTCTTCACATTCACTACACGAGTGCTGAGGAGGTGGCTGACAGAGTGATGAAGGATTTGCTTGATGGCGTGGACCCAAGAAAGATGGGTAACAACGAGAAAGACATTAGATTCAGTGCAAAACAAAAAAGAGCACTTGAAACCGCGACGATAGCAGACGAATCCACTAATAATGCCACAGTCGTTTCAAGTGCTGATGGTGCAAAAGTACAAAAGAATCTTGGAATACTTGCAGATAGTTACAAAAAACGCCCCAACAAGGCGAAAGGTTTTATAACCGATTTATCAAGAAGTCTTGGCTTAGAACAGCATGAGGCAAGTCAGTATGGAACATTTGTAACGGAAAATGGTAAGAGTGTTACTATCCGTGTGAGCAATCACAATGCACGTGTTTCAAACTTTGACAGGAATGGTGAGAATGATGGAATCAGCATTGTTATTTCAAGTCACAAAAACAAAGGTTTGAATAATGATGGAGATGCTCATGTTACGGAGTTTTTCTATTCTAAACAATCTCTTGAACGTGCGGATAGTAAACCATTGTCGGATATAATCCTTTCTGTTTCCGAAGCATTGAAAAATGGCGAGTTTAACGACACGACTGGGCTTGCGGAGCGTCAGGAGGTGAATGGTGATGATGTGATTCGCTTCCAACTCATCGGTGAGAAGGGTGCTGCAGAGGACTACACGGCATTTGCCAGCCGGTATGGTGTCAGCGCGGATATGGTGAAGGATTATGCGTTGGGCATGGAGACTGGCAACTTGCAAAAGGCTAATTTTGCCTTGGCTGAAATACGCCGTACGATGCGTGTGGCAAACCGTGGCATGAAGCTTTCGGAGTTTGGCAAGTTGTTCCGCCCTGTGCAAAAGGAGCTGGCTGAACGTTATGGTGACATAGAGAAGTTGCGGCAGGAGTATATTGATGCTGAGATGCGTGAACGTGGCGTTATGGAGGCTGCCCGAAAGCGTGCCGAGGAGGAGGCGGCAAAGCGTAAGGCTCGTGCTGATGAGTTGCGTTTGTTGCCGGAAGAGGAACTTGACAGGCGTTATTTTGAGGCGGTTGAGCGTGGTGACGATGCTGCTGCACGTGAGATGCTTGACGAGGCTGCCCGCCGCAAGGGTTATGGCGATACTGAAAGTGAGTACCAGGGTGTGGGTGCATGGGTGGCACCGTCGAACCCAGGGTATGAGAGTGATGCAGCGCGCAGGGCTGATGTGGAGGATAATGCTCCTGATGTGAATGTGGAGGACATTGCTTTGGGGTATTCGCTTGTTGACGAGAATTATTGGCATGAGCCTCGCAAGTACATGCAGACTGACGCTACTGCTGTGGAGTCGGTAAACGCGATAAATGATGCCATGGCTGCAATAAGGCGTGGTGAGAAAGATGCGAAGGTGAAGGTGTACCGTGCTGTGCCCAGCTCGGTGAAGGAGGGCAAGTTGCGCAATGGCGACTGGGTGACTCCGTCGCGAGCGTATGCTAAGATGCACGGTGAGCACCGGTTGGGTGGTGACTACCGCATTATAGAAGATGAGGTGCCAGTGAATGAGCTTTGGTGGGACGGAAATGACAGCCGTGAATGGGGCTTTGACGATGGCAAGGGCTACAAGTATAAGAATGTGGAGAACAGCCGCAAGTTGAATGACCTTGTGACGCGTGATGATAATGGCGAGATTATTGCTCCTTCGAAGCGTTTTGACGAGAATGTGGAAGATGTGAGGTACCGCACAAGCGAAGAACTTGGTCAAGAATATGGCTCGCGTTGGATTGACGAACAAACAAATGAAGATGGCCGACACACTACACAAGTAAAGAACACACTCAACTCTTACAAGAAGTTTGGCGATTGGGTGATGCGTGATTCTGGTGGAAAAAAGGTAGATGTGCTTGATGCGAGCAGCGGCCTTGGCCTTGGTACGGAATGGTTGCGCAAAAATGGTATTGACGCTGAGGACGTGGAGCCTTATCCATCAGAGAACCGCACAGCTCCTACTTACAGAAATTATGATGAGGTGGGCAAGAAGTATGACTACATTATTAGCAATGCAGTCTTGAACGTGATACCAGATGACTGGCGAGCCAATGTGCTGCACAATATGGCAGATAAATTGAAAGTTGGCGGCAAATTGGTTGTCAATGTGCGTAGTGCTGAAAGTATTCGCAAACAAGGTAAGGAGGGTGAGACGCGTATAACTCTTGACGACCCGTCGGAGATACTTGTGTTACGCCCGAATGGTAGCATCAAGGCTTATCAGAAAGGATTTACAAAGGCTGAACTGAAAGAATGGTGTGAAAAGGAATTGGGCAAGGGTTATTCGGTAGAAATAGCGAATGACAAGAACGCTGGCGGCAGCTATGATACTGCTGTGGTGGTGACTAAAAATAACGAAAGCGGCACTATCGGTGTCGCTTCCGAGGCTGGCCGTCCACGCAGGAGTGCGCAGGCCGTACCCAATTCGGGTGCAAAGTTAAGCATGGTTCAAGAATTGACCAACAAAATAGAGAAACTTTCAGAGGATATTTCGGAAAAAGGAGAGATGGGCGCGCATGAGTTTTTGTTTAATGTGGCAAAAGCCTTTGGCCTTGAAGGGAATAATCTGAACAAGTCTTTCTATAAAGATTTGGGAAATTCTATCGGTATTCGGATTTCTGACCATTATGCCAACGCCGACAATATTACGAAAAAGAATAGCAATGATGAAGTTTATGGTTTGGTGGTCAAGCTATCGCCTCAGCGTTTCAAATCAAAAAGCGATGCCAACTACCTTGAATACGTTTACTATCCCGACAAGTTGACTGGCGAGCGTCAGCGTGAGATTGTTGAAGGGTTGAATAAATTCTTGCAGACTGGCGACTATATGCAACTGCCAGCACCAGACAAAGTGAACCGTTCAGGCAAGTTTGATGTGTTGATTGACGGAAGGGAAACTTCGCCAACGGCCAAGCACCAGGCTGCCAATGACCTTGCGCGGCAGATGCACGTGGAGGGTGAAGTAGAGGTGGTGACAAGCACTGATGGCTTGACCGGCAGACAGGCGAAGGCTAAGGGCTGGTATGATGTGAGGACCGGACGTGTGACGATTGTGCTGCCAAATAACAAGAATGCGGCAGATGTGCGTGAGACGGTGTTCCACGAGGTGGTGGCGCACAAGGGGCTACGTAACCTTGTGGGCGAAGAACACTTTAACACCTTCCTTGATAACGTGTACAACAATGCAGAGGAGGGCATCAAGCAGACCATTGACGAGATGGCTGAGAAGAAGTATAATGGTGACAAGCGCAAGGCTACTGAGGAGTATATGGCGCACCTGGCCGAGGACGGTGAGTATGTGAAGCCGGAGAACCAGGGCTTCTTTGCGAAGGTGAGGGATTTCTTGACGGACTTGCTGAGGAAGGTTGGCATAAAGCTTGGCTTTAAGTTGACGGACAATGATTTGCGCTACATATTGTGGCGTAGCTGGAAGGGGCTTGCTGAGCGTGACGGCGGTACGGTGTTTGAGAAGGCTGAAGATGTGAAGATGCAGCATGAGCTTGGTCAGACTGACGAGGCTCGCTCGGCGAGTGGTGAGAATGGTATCATGTTCCGTGAGGGGAGTGATGAGCTGAAGGACGTTGTGGAGAAGATGAAGGCTGACGTTGAGCGGTTGCATGAGGGTGAACTTGATGATTTGCGCTCGGGTGCGCGGGCTATTGGCGGCAGACTGAGTGAACTGAACAAGGCGATGCGCCTGCAGCGTGCTTATGACATGAGCACTGTGGCGAGTGTGACGGAGCTGGCGAAGACGATGCTCAAGAATGGCTTGCTGAGTGAGATGAGTGACTATGATGTGCGCCGTTTGCTGTCGGTGGTGAATAATGTGCATGGCAAGGGTGACATCAGACCTTATGTGCAGAAGGTTGTGGACATGATGGTTGGCAACCGGCTGCGTAATGTGTCGAAGGCGTTTGACAAGTTGCTGGCCATGCGTGGCAAGAAGGTTGATGCGCGTGGCGTGGAGGTGCAAGGTGAGCTTGACTTGGCAGGCCAGCGCATGGCAGATGTGGTGTGGAAGGGCATTGGCATGTCGGACGATGATGTGGCGGACATGTGTGCTGATGCCCAGGACCGCATGATGAGTGCGAATGGTGCGGAGGCTGCTGCTGCTGCGACGGACTATGCTGGGTGGCAGATTGTGATGCGTTACAATGAGACGATACGTGACAGCAAGAGTGAGGAGGTGCGGTTGCGCGAGGACTTGAAGCGTGCGAAGGAGGATTATGATGCCGGGCGTATGACGCGTGAGGCTTACATAGAGTTCAGGGAGAGCACGAATGACGCGATACGCGAGAACCGGATTGAGCGTGCTGAGGCTTATGAAGAGTTGTATGAGCAGCTTGGTGGTGCTTATGGGGAGAGCATTAAGCGTGCGGCGGACTTTAAGGCTGCCGAGAAGGCGCGTGTGCTGGAGATACAGCATAATGCGAACTCGGACATGGAGGGCCGCCCGGCGCGCTCATACAGAAAGGACACTGCTGTGGACAAGGTGTTGAACAGCTCGCCAGTGCAGTTGTTGTTTGCCCCGCTTGGTACGTTTGACCAGATGTTGCGTATGTTTGGCAGCAAGAATGTGAAGGGCGAGGGTTACTTGTGGAACCGGTACATGCGTGGTTGGCTGACTGCGACAGAGAATGAGTATACGGGTTATCGCGATGCTACTGCCGAGCTTGACGCGAAGGCTGCTGAGGTGCTTGGCAAGGGCAAGACTTGGGCAGACTTGTTTGCGCTTGAACGTAAGTTGCCGAAGGCGACGGTGCGTGTGTGGGACAATGGCGAGATGAGGGAATTTGAATTGCCTCAGGGTAACTTGCTTTACATCTACATGGTGGACAAGATGGCTGACGGCCGCATGAAGTTGCGCAAGATGGGTGTGACGGAAGATGATGTGGCTGCGATTGAGGATTTTCTGGACCCGCGGCTGAAGGAGATTGGTGACTGGCTGCAGGAGGTGTATCTTGTGGAGAAGCGAGGCAAGTATAATGAGGTGCATGAGCGTATGTTTGGTGCTGCGATGGCTTCGATAGACAATTACTTCCCGCTGAAGATATTGAAGGACGCACGTGCTGAGAATGTGGACGTTGGTGTGGAGAAGCGTGAGTCGGAGATGGCATCTACGATTACGGGCAGTGTTGTGAAGCGTACGCGTAATGCGCTGGCACTTGACTTGCTGAACTCTGATGCCTTTGCGGTGGTGCTTGACCACTTGCAGCAGATGGAGCATTGGAGTGCCTTTGCGGAGTGGAACAGGGACTTGAACACGCTGTTGTCGTACAGGCACTTCCGTAACCAGGTGAAGAATATGCGTAGTGCATACGGTAGCGGTGAGCGGCTGTGGGAGGCTTTTGACAAGGTGGCGCGTATTGCTGCCGGCACTTATACTCCGCCCAAGGCTTTTGCTGACAAGCTGGCTGTAAATATAGCGAAGGGTGTTACTGCTGCGAAGATTAGCTTGCGTGTGTTTACTGCGCTCAAGCAGTTTACATCGTTCCCGGCGTACTTGTCGGACAGTAATCCGGTGTATCTGCTGAAGGGTATGGCTAACCCGTATGGTTCGTGGAAATGGTGCATGGAGAATTTGCCCCTGTTTGAGAAACGCTGGAAGAGCCGCATGGCTGGTGACCCGAGGTTGCTGAAGAATGAGATGGACTGGGGCTTGTGGCGTGACAATGTGGTGCAGATGGCTGCGAAGTGGGGTATGACTCCGAATGGTTTTGTTGATGCGTTGACGGTGTGCATAGGCGCGAGGGCGATGTATGAGACGAGGCGCAGGAAGTATATTCGTTATGGTTATGGCCTGGAGGAGGCTGAGCGACGTGCGAAACAAGATGCTTCGATATTGTATAACCAGACTCAGCAGTCGAGCGAGGGTGCTTTTTTGTCGGCCTTGCAGGTAGACAGGTCGTGGTATTCGGTGCTGTTTACGGTGTTCAGGAACTCTTCGATGTCGTATACGCGTCAGTTGTATGCTGCATTGCGCAACACTGGCCGCAGGATAGCGGGTGGTGCGAAGTTTAAGGGCATTAGCGAGGCGTTTATGGCTAAGCAGATGGAGCGTGACGGGATAGACCCGGATAAGGCGTCGAAGAATGCGAAGGCGGAGTATCGCAAGAGTTGGATAAATGACTTTGTGCGTGCTGGTGTGTTTGGCTATGTGTTGCAGCTGGCTTGGAATTGTGGTCCGTATGCGCTATATATGTTGTTTGGCGACGATGAGAAGAAGGGCAAGGAGATGTGGCATGATATATGGACGCACACTGCATTTGGCTCGGTGGAGGGCTTGACTGGTGGTGATGTGTGGAGCGCGGGCTTGCAGTCGCTGTGGAACCATTATATGAATGGTGAGGACTTTAATGCGAACAGCGTGAATAAGGATATGCCATTGACGAGTGACTTGCTTAAGGTTGTGAAGAAGGTTGGCAGTGACAATTATGGTGCGGTGAATGATGTGCTGAACTTGCTTGTGCAGGCTGGCTTTGGTGTGAACCCTCAGACTCTGACAGATGCGGCGGTGGCGATATATGACTATTGTGGCTCTGACGTTGAGACGACGAAGGAGTGTGCGCTGCTTGTGATGCGTGTGATGAACTGCCCGCAGAGCCAGATGGATAATATTTACTTTGATGAGATTGATGCTACTGGCGAGGAGGCGAAGGCGATGAGTGTGGAGGAGATTGCTGAACGCTATGCGAGGTATAAGGCTTTGCGGAGTGCCCCGTTGCGTGCGTTGAGCAGTGATGCCTTGAAGGCTGCTGAAAAGAAGCCTCGCGAGAGGGTGCTGACGGAGGCGAAGGAGCAGCTTGACGGCCGATTGATGACGGAGGAGGCTCAAAGGTATCTTGATGAGTATGAGGCGACGAAGAAGAAGGTGACGGAGACTCGTGCTTTGGCTGATACTGACCCGAAGGCTTTCATGCAGCAGATGCCGGCCTTGGCGCGCTCGGGTGAGTTCAGGAGGTACAGGCGTGTCGGGCTGTACAAGAGTGAGGTTAACAAGCTGACGAAGAAGTTGCTCCGGACGAGTGATCCGGCAGAGCGTAGGGCGTTGTTTGGTAAGATGCTTGATGCTCGTGACAAGATGCTGAAGCAGGTGAGGGAGATGGAGTGAGGAGAGGGGGAGTTTTAAGTTGAAGAGTTGAAAAGTTGAGGAGTTAAGAGGAATGTTTTGGAGGTTGGACTCGCAGAGGTAACTTCATAAGCTTTTCAACTTATCAACTCCTCAACTTGAAACTCCAACTCCTCAACTTTTCAACTATTTCCACTGTAGTGATAGAAAGAAAAAGCGTGACAGATACACTGCCACGCTTTTTCTGTTATAATCCGAGTTGCTTTATTAGGTAATCGCCAACGGCGAGGTTTTGTTCTTTGGCTGCGGTCTTTATTTCGTTAACGGCCTTTTGCGGCATTCGGCAGTATAGGACTGCATCGCCTACTTTTTTGCGCCCTGAATTGGGACGTTTGCCGCCCCAGTTGTTTTTATTCATAGATTATTCATGTCTTATTCATGCCTTTATGTCATCAATCTTAGTTGAGATATGCCATAGTAGATAATAAAAGAGTCGAGAATTAAATCTCGTGGTAAGCCCCACCCCGTGACGGTGGGGCTTTTTTAATATCTTACTTCGTGTACGTTAATCTGATACACGCGGTCCTCGGCTTGGGTGGTGAGGCCGATGAGCTTTGTGTAATACTCTTTGTAATGTGCGTAGATGTCGTACCCGAGTAGAACCGTTTCGGCAGTTGGGATAAACTCTTCTTCGCCATGTTCTTGCGTTATGCTGTCGGCCTCTATGGCGTTGAAAGCTGCTTCTTTCGTGGCGTAGACACCTTCGATAAAGTTATCTTCATTTGTCAATATATATACTTTATCCATTTTGTTGCTCTTGCCGTGTTGAGCGTAGGGCTGGGGTTGTTATCATTTTACTCGCCTACGACTCTGGTTAATTTAGTTTCTAAAATTTCGCAAGCCTTTTTAAGGGCCGATACGCTTTGTCTCAGATAGAGCATTTCGCCAACCGCATCGGCATCTTGCTCGCCATCGTGGCGAGGGTAAGCTAAATCTAACAGCGCAATCTCGTCACTCATAAGGTTGTTAATATCTTGATATGCAATGCTTGCGTTCTTCTCTACTTTCTGTATATCTGCTATTTTCATAAATATGACTTAACCGTGATGTCGAGGGCTGTGGTTAATTGTTATAATAAATAATGGGGGCGAACCACATTATTCATTGTCTAAATTGTATTGGTCTTCGAGTGTTGAGTCAAGCGACCAATCTTTCTTTGGGTAGTGTGCTTCGCCAGCACCCGTGCCGAAGTCTATGTGATAGTAGGCTTCATCTTCTACAACGTGTACATTGTAGTTCTTGTAGTCTACATTATACTCCTTAGCGTACTCTTGAAGATAAGCTTCGAAGAATGCTTCTGCGGTATCCTCATCTTCATTTAGTTCTTCGCAAGCTGAATCATCAAAGATTATCTCTTCGTCTCTAACGAGGCGATAATATCCACTGATTGTTTTTTCAACTTCGTATCCTAATTTGGTGATAATACTTTCGTTAGTCATAATAATGCTCTTGCCGTGTTGAGCGTAGGGCTGATTTTGTTTCAGAGGTAAGTGCGAGCACAAATTTTATCGTTTTTCGATGTGATAAACAACACGCTCTGTTGTGGGGTAAGGTGTCGTATCTGTACGCTCACCTTCAATAGTAACACTATTCTTGTAACGATAGTCAAAGAACTCTTCATTGAGCATATCTGCAACATGCTCTAATGCTACTTTTGCGGCCTTCATCGAAGGGTAAGAGCTATCTTTATACCAGCCCATATTTTTTGACTGGTGATTGTCTTCGCTGTTTGTCTTAGTTACGTAAATACCGTATGCCATTTTTGTTTTGTTTTAGAGGTTGTTACTTTGTTTCTTAATTACAATGCAAAGATACGGCCTTTATTTTGAGAATGCAAGCAAAACCAAGATTATTTTTGCGAAATATGCTGTAAAACATATTTTTTGGTGTTTGAAGGGGTGTCTATAAGTAGATGGAAGTAGATGTGGATTGTTGTTGGCAGGTTGGGAATAAAGCGTGCTGTGTGGGTGTGGTGGTTAACTTTGCAATGGACGTGGTTTATGCGTCATGCTGAATGATTATGAATATAAGGTTGAACATATTGCGTGCTGATGTGCTTGGGAAGGTGCATGAGATGGCGGGTTACACTGGCGCCAAGATGGTGCAGGGTGATGATGGTGCGTATGTGCGTGTGGCGACTACTGAGGCTGATGAGCGTTTGCTGTCGGAGTTTGTTGACAGGGCGAAGGCTGATGTGGTGATTGGGCTTGGCAGATATGGGGCGCGTGTGCTGGAGAATGAGGACACGGGTGTGATGGTGCTGGCGTTGGACATGCCTTCGAACTATGACACGCGGCTTAATGATGCGGTGTGTGAGGAGCTTGCGAATTGTATGTTGTATACTGCTGTTGGGTATTGGTTTATGCTGACGAACAAGCAGGAGGCTGGGGCGTATGTGCAGATGGCCCAGGGTAGTTTGGCTGCGGCGCGTCAGATGCTGTCGAAGCGTGTTGCTCCGGTGCGTGTTGTGCCGACGGTGAGTGATGAGGGAGATGGTGTGAGTTATGAGTGAGGAGGGAAGATAGTTTTATAAGTTGATAAGTTGAAAAGTTTAGGAGTTAAGCGGTCGCTTTTGAGAGTTGGACAAGCAGAGGTAACTTCTTAACTTTTCAACTCTTCAACTCATCAACTTGAAAATGAATAGGAGGTTTTGAATTATGCCGAGGAGACAGACTTTGGAGGTTAAGCTATATTTGAGTGAGCTGATGTATGATGTGCAGCAGAAGGCTTGGCATACGGGTGAGAGTATGCGTGGTGGTGATGCTGCGTCGGAGGAGCAGGCGTCGAAGGTGGAGGAGTTGTCGGACGCTGGCAAGGACTTGGTGTTGCGTGCTTTTGGCAATGCTTATGGGGTGTTGCGTACGGAGCTTGGTGAGTACATAGTGGAGGGGTGTGCGATGGCTGACAATTTGCTGCTGCCGGAGGTGCGGAAGAAAATTGTGCAGGGCATTGTGATAGGTTATGCTGGTGCGCCTTCAAGGTCTGTGAGTGATGAGACGGAGGATAACACGCTTGTGGTGCTGCTGCGTGTGCCGATGAACTTTAACCTGGGTGTGCGCCAGGGTGTGGCTGCTGCGATGCACGCTTATATGGTGGATTGTGCGATGACTGAATGGCTGATGGTGAGTGCGGCGGCTGGTGGTGCTGCTCAGTGGCTGGAGCGGGCGAAGGCTGACTTGCTGGCATTGCGTGTGGCGTTGAACAAGCGTATACGTCCGACTCGTGTGCATGAGCCGGCACGAACAGAACCTAAGACTAAAGATGATGTGCGTTATGAGTAGTGAGAATGCTGTGAAGATGGTTTATGGGCCTTATGGCTGGGTGGTAGGTCCGGCAGACAAGGTGGCTGGGTATGGCAAGTGTTGTTGTGGCTCGGTGAGAGATGGTGGGAGCAGACGTGTGACGTTGTTGTTTGACCGTGAGGCGTTGTTGTATGACATTGCGAATGTGGCGTATGTGGAGGGTGATGTGATGCAGACTGATAATGCGCATGACCGCCACCAGGTGATGGATATAGCTGAGCAGGGTAATGTGGACAGGGTGACGCGTGTGCTTGACCTTGCGCATTCGGAGTGTGTTGAGGCTCTTTATCCGTTTACTAAGGTGGAGTGTGATGATGGTGCGGAGCTTGATGATTTGTTTGGTGAGTGTGCGTCGTATGTTATAGTGCTGAGGGTTCCGGAGAGGTTTTCGGGGACTACTGCGAGGTTGCTTGAGCAGTTGATACATGAGTATATGGTGGCTATGGTGTTGGCAGACTGGCTTGGGATAACGTGCCCTGCTGCGGCTGAGAAGTGGGCTGTGAAGGCTCAGGGTGCGCTTGATGAGGTGAAACGTAAGTTGCATTGGCGCATGGGCGTGCTGACGCGTCCGTTGCGTCCGTTTTAATTGTGTGTGGTGTTATGGCGAGAGGTTATAAGACTGGTGGCAGGGTGAAGGGTACGCCGAACAAGCCTAAGCCTTACAAGCAGTTGATATATGGTTGTATTTCGGCTGGTGTGGGTGATTACTTTGAGAGTGGTTTGTTTGACAAGGATTTGCTTGCTCTTGACGCTAAGGACCGCATATTGGTGATGGAGAAGCTTACCCAGTATGTTGTGCCGAAGCAGCAGAGCCAGAAGGTTGATGTGCAGGCGTCGGCGGAGGTGTCGGAGTCGTTGTCGGAGAAGTTGTCGGCGATGGCTATGGAGTATGAGTCAAAAGATGAGTAGTGTGATATGGAACAGAGAATAGAATATAAGGGTATGACTTCGCAACCATCGGACTATGCGTGCGGTGATGGCGAGATGAAGCTTGCAGTGAATGCTGAGTATAGAGATGGTGGGTATCATGCTGTGAGGGTGCCGAAGGAGAAATATAAATTTTTTGGGAAAGCAGAACCTTTATTTGTACACCAAATACCAGAGGGCACATTTTATTTTGTACATGATGGAAAGAATCTAATTGTCTATTCAGACGAAGGGACGAAAGTCTATGAAGGAGAGACTACTAAGCCTACGGACATTTGTAATATAGGGAAAGTTGTTATATATATATCAGACAGTAATTTGAAATATCTGCGTTTTGCAGATAAGACATATACAGAAATCTCAAATAATTTTGATGTAGCAAAACTGAAAATAATTTGCGACCGCTATGAAGGTGGCGTAAATGAAGATTATAAGAAGAGTAATGAACTACATTGTAACAGATTAAACATATATACGCGTGGAAAAGGGAAAAAAGATTTAGACTTCAACTATATACCATATCAAAATCGTGGTACTGTTGAAGTGATGGAAAACAAACTCAAAGAGTTGGAAATCTACAAGTATTACGAAGACCTTTTATTAGGCAAAATTGCGGAGCTAAGGCAAAGCTTGATGAAGAAGGGGTATCTTTTGTTTCCTGTGTTATTAAGATATGCGTATAGAATGTATGATGGAAGCAATATGGGCTTGTCAGAGCCTATTCTTGTATATCCGTTGCGTAGCACAATATATGATGATGCCGGTATTAGAATAAAGAACTCTGATATACTTCCATCGTATGCCAGTTATGGCGGCAGTGCCACTAAAGTGCAAGAAAGGAATGTTTATTTTGAGGCTTATAATTTGTGCTTGTCAATATGCAAGGAAGAAAGAGAGTTTCTGAAAAAGAATAAAGACCTGATTGTTGGCATAGATATATTTATGTCAGATGAAATATATACTATTGACATGAGTGAGTTAAATATGAATCTACACATATTGACCACAACCTCTTCAGACCCGAAAGACCCTGCGTCGCCTGGTGTTTTTAAGGACTATAAATGGCGCGCGGATAGTGGCCTCAAGGTTCCAGACGGTCTTAAAAATGATTTTAACCAGATTAGGGCAAATCCTTCGCTTAAATACAAATCATTGTTTGATGAATTAAAAAAAGTGTCAAGTTTTTATTTGGCAAAAACTATCTATACAGAAACCATTATAAGCGGAGATGGATTTATAAGAATATTTGAAGAAAATGAATTAAGCAACTACAAGCAAGGTGTTGCTTTGGAGAATTATGAAAGTGCAAAATATTTTCACCCAGAAGGAATAAGCGTTTTTAATGGGAGACTAATATTATATAACTATATATATAGTAAGGCTCTTGCAGGTGTTGAAGATTATATGATTCCGATGATAGTAAGTCCCTTGAAAACATTGCCTGATGCGCTGAAAGAAGAAAATCTTTATGAACGATTTGACAGCATGTGCTATAAAATGATTATAGACTCGTTGGCTGAAACTATTGCTGTGAAGTCTAATTCCAATTTTTTGCCAGTGGCTCATTTTGTGCAAAATACAATAACGGCAAGGTTATGGAGCCTAAATGAAGGCGGGCAGGCTAAATGGCGTATGTGCGAAACTAAATTGCACGATTTCATTGATGAGCGTTTTATGTTGAACGTCAAAGAGTTTGGTAATTATTATGATTATAATGTTTCAGACAAGTATGGATATATTGCAGACCGTATAGCAGATGTTGAAGTGTCAAGATTGGATAATCATGTAACAACAAAACATGCGAATACAATCATAGCGTCTGAAACAAACAATCCTTTGTCATTCAAATTGTCAAATATGGTGTCTGCTGGCAAGCAAACAGTTCGCGCTGTGTGTATGAATAGTATGCCAGTGAGTAGTGGACAATTTGGCCAATACCCATTATTGGCATTCTGTTCTGACGGAGTCTTTTCGATTGGTATTGGGACAGACGGAACCTTTCAAAGTTGCTCGCCATACACATACGACATAATTGCAAGTAATGGCAGTGTCGGCAACATGGAACGTGCGATTGTGTTTGTCACGAAACAGGGCATTGCAATTATAGATGGAGATGGCCGTCAACTGATGTTGCCGGCAGACAAGTCGTCAACCTACGCCTACGACAAGTGCTTGCCGGAGTTGCATCAAAAGACGTTTGTTGAGAAGGCTCTGAGTGGGATTGTAAAGCTTGACAATGCGCCGCAGATGACTGACTTGTACACTTATCTGACGAATGGTGCGCGGATAGCGTATGACTATCCGCATGGCCGTTTGCTGGTGTATAATCCGAATTACAACTATACGTATGTGATGGAGGCGTCGTCGGGTATGTGGAGTGTGATGGCGAAGGGTTTTTACAGCAACTTGAATGTGTATGAGCAGTGCTTGATGGTGACGAAGGAAGAGGTGAAGCATGAAGATGGCACGACGGACGACCAATACAAGGTGTGGAACTATTCTACCGATGATGTGGTGGAGGGGCAGAGGGCTTACCTTATCACTCGTCCATTCAAGTTGGGTGAGCCAGATGTGCACAAGAGTTTGCAAGGTGTTATTCAGCGTGGTGTGTTCTGCAACAAGAATGATGTGAAGCAGTGCTTGTATGCGAGCAATGACTTGTACAGGTGGGTTCCGGTGCATTCGAGTGACAGCATTTATATGCGTGGCATGAGGGGTACGGGTTATAAGTACTTTAGGGAGATATTGTTTTTGCCGGAGTTCAAGCAGGACGAGGTGTTGCATGGTGCGACGGTGGAGTATGTGCCAAGAATGACGAACAAGATGAGATAAGGTGTGAGTGAGGTTGCGGACATATTGCGAGAGAATGAGTGGCGCAATGCTGAGGTGTTTGCTCCCTTCAACCCTGTGACGGGTGAGGGGAGCATACTTGCGCGTGTGCGTGTGGAGGTGTCGGACTTTCCGATACGCGTGCAGTGGCTGCCTGAGGGTATGCTTGATGTGCCGCTGGTTAAGCGCCTGGTTGAGGCTGGCAGTGTGGCTGCATTTTATGAGGGGCTTGGTGAGGAGCAGGCTTATACGGAGGAGGTGTATCAGTATATAGTGCGCAAGTTTGTGCGTGTGCGTTGTATGTATGACTTTCCGTTTTGGGCTGTGATGTATGTGCTGATTAGCAACAAGACGGGTGGTGATGACATACATTTTAGCCTTAACAGGCCTCAGCGTTTGCTGGTGACGCGTTTTGAGGAGATGCGTATGAATGGTGAGCCAATCCGCTTGATATTGCTGAAGGCGCGCCAGTGGGGTGGTTCGACTGCTACGCAGATATATATGGCGTGGTTGCAGTTGGTGCATAAGACTGGTTTGAACTCGCTGATTGTGGGGCATGTGAAGGACGCATCGTATGAGGTGCGTGACATGTTTGACAAGATGATAGATGAGTACCCTGTGGAGTTGCTTCATGAGATTGGCGAGAGCTATGACCCTAATGAGGCGAAGATAGAGGGTGTTGGGAACAGTGGCAACATAAGGCGTATACCGCAGCGTAACTGCAAAATAAAGATTGGTTCGTATGAGAAGCCGGAGTCGGCGCGTGGTGGTGCTTACAGTTTGGTGCATTGTACGGAGGTGGGGCTGTGGAGTCCGACGGAAAACAAGAGTCCGGAGAAGGTTGTGCGCTCGGCTTGTGCTGGTATTACGCTGAAGCCGCTGACGATGATAGTGTATGAGAGTACGGCGAATGGTACGGGAAACTTTTTTGAGCGGGAGTATAATGCGGCTAAGGAGAGTGATGCGCACATTAGGCGTGGTGAGGAGAGCACTTCGCAGTTCAGGTCGTTGTTTGTGGCATGGTATCAGATTGAGATATACAGGCGTGAGTTTGAGAGTGATGAGGCGAGGCGGTTGTTTGCCCTGGCGCTTGTAAGCAACAAGCATAATGCTTATACGCCGACGAACCGTGCGGAGGCCGGCCGCTACTTGTGGTACTTGTGGGAGTGTGGTGCGACGCTGGAGGCGATAGCGTGGTATGTGGAGGAGCGCAAGAAGTATACGGACCATGGTGACATGGCGAGCGAGTATCCGACAGATGATAATGAGGCGTTTGTGTATTCGGGTTGCAAGGTGTTTGACAAGATGCTTGTGGAGGCTTTCCGCCCTGCCTGCCGTGAGCCTCGGTATGTGGGTGACATTTATGCTGATGGCGACGAGGGCAAGGAGGCGATGCAGAATATAAGGTTTAAGGAGGACCGGACGGGGCTTCTGTGCGTGTGGGAGAAGCCCGACATAGATGATGCGGAGAAGGTGCGTGACCGTTACCTTGTGGTGGTGGATATTGGCGGGCGGTCGGCGAAGGCAGACTGGTCGGTGATATGTGTGATAGACCGTATGTATTTGATGAGCGGTGACAGGCCGGAGGTGGTGGCTCAGTGGTATGGGCACATAGACATGGACTTGCTGGCGTGGAAGGCGGCTCAGATAGCGAAGTGGTATGATGATGCGTTGCTTGTGATAGAGAGCAACACGCTGGAGACGAAGGACAGGGAACGCATGGTAGATGGTGACCAGTCGCAATTTATATTGTACAAGGTGAAAGACGTGTATGACAATTTGTATGCGCGCGAGCAGAGTGAGGACGAGATACGTGAGGGTGCTCCGAAGATGTATGGGTTCCACACTAATGTGAAGACGAAGCCGAAGATTATATCGGAACTTGTGAAGGTGGTGCGCGAGCACTTGTATACGGAACGTGACGGCCGCTGCCTTGATGAGTACTTGACGTATGAGCAGAAGCAGAATGGTGCTTATGGTGCGATAGCCGGCAAGCATGATGACTTGTTGATGACGCGGGCGATAGGTTTGTATATAGCCTATAACTTTAAGGTTATGCCGCTGCCAAGTGTTGTGCCGCGCCGCCTTAAGAGAATTGAGCCGCGCAGCCATGTGGACCGGATAACGGAGGCGGTTATCTGACTTGAATGGTGGTTCTGTTTTTACGTCGGAGGTTGTTGATGATGGCTTTGGCTTGTGATGCGGAGAGGTAGAACTTTGGTGCTGGTGCCGAAACTACTCTGCATACAATTTGGCTCATGCTGAGAGATGGTGACTGGGATTTGAGGGCTTTGCAGCGTGTGAAGATTTCGTTGTACATTTCGCGTTTGCAGTGTGTGACGATGACGGGCAGCCCGCGCATCATGCGGCCTATGACGATGGTGGCCCTTTCCTCGCTGACCCAAAAGCGTGAGCAAGGGTTCATGACTACTTGTTTGAATAGTTTTTCCATGTTGACGTGGCTGCACTCGTGCAGCAGTTGGCGGAAGGCGGTCATGAGTTCGCGTTCGCGTTGTTGCTTGTAGTAAGATGTAGACCCGATGTGTTTCATGTGGTGCGGTATAAAAAAGAAAAGCCCCATGCGCCTACTTGATAGTAGTTGCGCATGGGGCGTAAATGTTCAGCCTTTAGTATGAGATGATGCAAAGTTACGGAAAATCAGTGATTTAGCATAAGAAATGTGTGATAGCTGTTATGTGTGGTTGGAAATAAAGCATCATCGCGTGTAAAATGAACGAAATTTGCTTATAGTAATATAAACTTAAAAGAGATGGCAGAACAAGATAAGGTGCAGATGCCTGTGGAAACGGGTGCTGTGAATGAGGAGCCGAAGAAGTCGAAGCGTGACATGTTGCGCGAACGCTTGTCGAAGAAGTACCCCGACAAGAATTTTGATGACGATGAGGCTTTTGCGGACCAGGTGAATGCAGATTATGATGATTATGACAACAAGATAGCCGGTTACAAGAAGAGTGAGCAGGCGTTGTCGGACATGTTTGCGAGTGACCCGCGCTCGGCAAATTTCCTCATAGACTGGAAGGAGGGTTCGGACCCCGTGATTGCACTTGTGCGTAATTATGGCAGTGACATTGTGGCGGCTGTGGACGACCCCGAACGTCAGGAAGAGATGGCGGAGGCGAACAAGGCGTATATAGAGCGCATGAACCGCAACAAGGCCCTTGAAGAAGAGTATAAGGAGAACTTGAACCAGTCGTTGCAGATGATGCAGGAGGCGCAGGAGCAGAATGGCTGGAGTGACGAGCAGGTAGATGCGGCATGGCAGCAGTTGTTCAAGATAGTAGATGATGCTGTGATGGGCAAGTTTGACCCCGAAACACTGAAGTTGCTGATGAATGGCAGCAACTATGACAAGGCTGTGGCGACAGCTCAGCAAGAGGGTGAGATAAAGGGCCGCAATGCGAAGATAGAGGAGAAGCTTAGAAAGCAGCAACAGGGTGACGGGACGGCCCACCTTAATGGTAAGAACGGACGTGCTCCGCGCCGTACTGCCGACCAAAGTATTTTTGCCCTGGCATCGCAAGCCTAAGGCATGCAGACTTATATAGAGATGAAAAATATTGAAGACGAAGAAACCATACAATTTCCTAAAGATGTTGTTAGAGTAGGGCGTGGCAGTGTGGGACTGAGAAGTCAGGTGCCTGGCATTGCTACAACGGTGTCGGCTGTGGCTGAGGCTACTGGCGGGCTGCATGGTGGAAGTCTTTTTGTAAAAAGCAGAACAGAGAAATAAACCTTTTAATAATTTAGAGAACTATGGCAGAGAACGTACAAGTAACTACGCCTAACGTAACCCCGCAGCCCGGCAGCGTGGGTTTGAAAACACAGGTGTCGGGACAGGCCACAACGGTGTCGGCTGCAGCAGATGCAACTGGCGGTGTGGGTGCTGGCAACTTTATTGAACAAGACATTGACGCAGAGCTTTTTGCCTTTAAGGGTGATGACACCCCCTTGATGCAGCTGATGCTGAAGGCCAAGACGGTGAATGTGGACTCTCCGGAGGTGGAGCATTACATGATAGACGAACCCAGCAGTTCGGTGGTGACAGCGAGCGCAGTGGAGAAGGACGACACGAAGAATGCCTTTGAACTGCCCCTTGCCTCGGAAGACCAGAACATACCTCAGGAATATGGCACTTTGCTTGTGAAGGGTGTGAATGGTTATACTGAAGATGGTCAGACCGAAACCCCTGGCAAGGACCTCATGCTGTTTGTGACCGGCCGTGCAAGCAATGGTAACCCGATTGTGCGTGCCGCTAATGGCAAGAAGAAGCTGAAGACAGACCAGTTCTGCACGGTGCCCGCCATTCCTGAAAACTCTGAGATTGTGATTTTGTCAAATGCGCTTTATGAGACCCAGAAGGAAGTTGCCCCCGACTTGATTGTGCCTCAACCAACTACGGTGTACTTGCAGAAGCGAGGCATGAACCAAATTGTGTCAGACTACTTTGAGAGTCAGCGAAAGCATATCCCATTCTCGCAAGCCTTGATTGCAGAGCAGGCAATTACCAACTTCAAGACCCGTTGCAACCGCACACTTTGGGCGGGCAGAAAGAGCAAGTTTTCGGTTAATGTGCCGAAGCTTGGTGCGCAGACAGTTTACACGACTGAGGGTATTCGCTGGCAGTTCAAGCGTGAATTGCAGCACACTGGCAAGTGGACTGTGGAGAAGATTATAGCCCTGGCGAAGATGTTCTTCACTGGTGAAGATGTGCCCAAGACCGGTATTTTGCTTGCCGGCAAGAATTTGCTTGAACAGATTCAGTGTATAGACTATTCAAAGCACCCCGAAATTCAGATTACTACCAAGACAAACCCTGTGGGTTGGGTGGTGACAAACTTCCATACCGTATTTGGTGACATCGAAATAAAGCGTGAGCCTACTCTTGACAAGCTTGGCTGGAGCAACAGTGGTGCGCTGATTGGTGAGAACCGTCTTGTGCACTACAAGCGTACGAGTGACCATGAGTTCAGCGACAAGGTGGAAGGTGAAGAGGCTACACGCAAGGGTATGATTGTGTGGGACGGCCTTGCTCTGAAGGGTGCTTGTCACATGTTCATAAACGGTGAGGGCGATGGTGCCAATCATGACTCTGTGGTATATATCCAGTGGAACAAGGAGACAGCTCCCGATGTGTCGTCGGCAGGCAATGTGGTATACTACTTGCTGAACGATTGCCCTGCATTGAGCCAGAGTGCCAAGGCCGGCACGATGTGGCGACACAACGGCACGGCATGGGAAGAGTATGCTGGTGAGATTGTGTTTGACTAACGATGTTACTAACATGAAGGTGCTGCCAAAGCAATAGGTGGCACCTTCGTATAAATTCTGAATGATGAGAGAGATGAAAACTTATGGTGTTTATGGCCTTATGGACTGGCAGCCCATCATACGTGTTGGCCGTGCGAAGTTCTGCCCGCTGTTTACGGGCGGTGGTGCGACGGCATACGGGCAGACACCTGCAAAATATGCGACGTCGAATGAAGTGTGCCAGCGCATTATAGAGAACTCTGACTACTTTAAGTCGGGGCATATCAAGTTGCTTTACTCGAACGAGATTGAAGAGGCAAAGGATTTGGAGGTGTGTGCTGAGAGTCATGATGATGGTGCCGAATATGTGGAGAAGGTGTTCCCCTCGATGGGTGATGCCGCATCGTATGTGGCAGACAGTTTTGGTACTCCGAAGTCGAAGTTGCGTACACGCGATGCTATTGTGTCGGCAGGCAAGGCACATAATGTAAACATTAAAATAGCAGATTAGAGGGACTGAATATGGAATTGCACTCACTATCCAAGGTTAAGCCGGAGAAGGCTGACGGCATGGACTCTGTAAAGCGTGACAAGTTGCACAATTCGCAGCGTGCCTATGACGTGCTTGCCATGGCTCAGACATATTGGAGCAACATGGACGATTTCCGTCGTGAGCGTGAGCGCAACAAACGCTACACCTATGGCGACCAGTGGGACGACACAATCACTGTGGACGGGTGTCGCATGACAGAGGGGGAATATATCCAGAAGCAGGGCAATGTGCCGTTGAAGAACAACTTGATACGCCGCCTGGTGCGCAATGTGATAGGTGTGTACCGCTCGCAGTCGAAGGAGCCGGTGTGCAATGCGCGTGACCGTGATGAGCAGAAGCTTGGTGAGACGATGAGCACTGTGCTGCAATATAATATGCAGCTCAACCGCATGAATGAGTTGTATGCGCGCACGATGGAGGAATATATGGTGGGTGCGTTTGTTGTTCACCGCAAATGGTATGGCTGGCGCAATGACAAGTTGGACTGCTGGACGGACTATGTGAACCCTAACCGTTTCTTTGTTGATACAAACATGCGCGACTTCAGAGGGTGGGACGTGACGTGTTGTGGCGAGATACATGACATATCGTTTGGCGACCTGCTTGGGCAGTTTGCTCAGACGCCGTCGGACTATGAACGTCTTGCCAACATATATCGTGCGGCCAACAATATGCGTGGTTTTGTGAGTGCGCGTGCAAGTTTTGGTGTGTCGACGCGTAGGAAGGACATAGACTTTTTGTTGAACACCGACGAGTCGCTTTGCAGGGTGATAGAGGTGTGGCGGAAGGAGACGAAGCCCCGCTACCGATGTCACGACTACAACAATGGTGACGTGTTCAAGATAGACGTGAATGACAAGAAGGCTCTTGTAGACGATGTGAACCAGCAACGTTTGGAACAAGGGTTGTCGTTGGGCATGGCTAAGGAGGACATTCCGTTGGTTAAGGCAGAGTGGTTTGTGGACAGTTATTGGTACTACTACTACCTTACCCCGTTTGGTGACATACTTGCTGAGGGTGAAACGCCTTATGCGCACAAAAGTCACCCCTATGTGTTCAAGGCATATCCGTTCATTGACGGCGAGATACATTCGTTTGTGAGTGATGTGATAGACCAGCAGCGTTATGCGAACCGCCTTGTGACGATGTATGACTGGATAATGCGTGCGAGTGCGAAGGGCGTGCTGTTGGTTCCGGACGAATGCCTTGGCGACCAGAGTCCTGAGGATTTTGCAGATGCGTGGACCCGATTTAATGGTGTGGTGTTGTATCATGCGAAGCCTGGTGTGCCTGCCCCGACACAGGTGGCAAATAATTCGACAAACATAGGTATTAGCGAGTTGCTTAACTTGCAGTTGAAGTTCTTTGAGGATATAAGCGGTGTGCATGGTGCGCTACAAGGACGTCAGGGTACTACTGGCACGAGTGGCACGTTGTATGCGCAGCAGGCGCAGAATGCGACGACTTCGTTGCTTGACTTGCTGGATTCGTTTTCGCAATTTGTGGTAGATGCCGCATACAAGGACGTGAAGAACATTCAGCAGTTTTATGACCAGAAGCGTACCTTTAACATAGCCGGCCGCCAGGCTACGCAGATTGAGTATGACCCGGAAAAAATTCGTGATACCGAATTTGACTTGAGCATAGTGGAGAGCACGGCCACCCCCGTGTACAGACAGATTGCGAATGACTATCTTGTGCAGTTCTGGCAGTCGGGGCAGATTACCTTGCAGCAGTTGCTTGAGGTGGGCGACTTTACGTTTGCGGACCAGTTGTTGCAGAGCATTAAGAGCCAGCAGCAACAGATGCAGCAGGGACAGACACCGGAAGGTGTGCCGCCAGAGCTGATGCAGCAGGCGCAGAATGGTGCTGACATGAATGCGGTGAACAAGCTGTATGGTGCGATGAAAGGCGAAGACAATGATGAGGCCCGACAGTATGGAGAGCCACAAACACCTAATGAGCAATGAACAGTTACTTGATAGATGACATGGTGAAGGACGTGCGTATAGCCATAGACAACAACACGGAGGATAAGGAGTTGTTGGAATTTGCTGATACTGACACGTTGATGCTGCAAGACATAGTGCGCGCCAAGGTGGTAGATGCTGCCAATATGATAGTGCGCGATGCGCCAGTGGATATGCTTGACGGTGGTGTGGTGGCGGACTTGAAGGGCAAGGTGAAACTGAACAAGGTGTATGACACGGACACCATGCAGTATGCAGTGGTGAGGCTTGACAGAAGTTTTATGCGCCTGGTGAGTTTCAGAATGGGTGATTGGAGCATGGCTGTGACGGAGGCCATCAGCCCCGACAGTGCTTTGTATGCCATGCAGCGCAGCAGAATAGAGGGTGTGCGTGGCAACAAGGAGCGTCCGGTGGTGGCTGTTGTTCCGTCGAATGTGACGGGCGGGTATGACTTGGAGGCGTACTCTACGAAGTCGGACAATGCTTTAATGACTTATATGCCGTATGCAAGTTTGTCAAGCGATGGTGCGTCGATTGAGCTGCCCGTGCACTTGTACAGTGCGATTGTGTATGCCACGGCCTATCTGACTGCTTTGGCCTTTGGTGCTGGCGAGCAAGCGGCCAATTTGCTACGTGTAGCACATGAACTTGCGCATATCAGTGATGCGGCACCTGATTATGTGCAACAGCCGCAACAACCATTACAACAAGAAGAGCAATGAAGAAAGATTGGAAAGACATAGAGGGCCATAAGTTCCGCGTTGACGTGGGTTCAACATTAAGACAGGCCATGTCGGATGATATGCCTGCCGAGGTGTTGTGCTTTACTACTGACGGGCATATTGTGATGAATGGTTTGGAGTTCCCGGACCTTGATGCAGTGAAGGCCGAGCTCAGACGTGAGTTGTTCAGCTACAAGATAGATGAGTCGGTGTTCGGTTTGACTGCTGATATGTCTCGCAATGAGGTGGAGAAGATAATGGATAAGCCGCTATTTGACGAGATAGTTGACGCGATAACCAAGGGCCTTACTCTCTATGTTGGTGAAGGATATGTGGACGGCAGGTATAGTGTGGTGCATACTATTACTGGCAAGAACTTTAGGGAGCTGGACTTGACGTATAAGGACAACCGCGTGGTGTTGCGTAATTACGTTCCATTGAGTTCGGTTGAGGTGTACTATGGTGGCGGTTCCCGTTTGTTGAAGCTTGAAAACGATGTTGAAGAGTTGAAGAGCCTCCTTACTATGGCTTAGACAGAACCTAATTTTTATAAACAATTAAACTATTAACAGAGATGGCAGAATTGAAAGAAATTGCCGAAGGAACGATGATTGGTTTCTCGGCGAACAAGACGGTGAAAGAAGCGAAGGAAGATACAGCTACCAACCGCGTTGACATCTGTAAGACGAAGGAACTTTACCTGAATGGTGAGCGCGCTGGTGTTACGGACGTTGAGAAGAAATTCCTTGAAGAAAACTTGAACACTGATAGCACTGTGAAGGCTTCGAAGGTGAAGACCTCACTTGGCAGCGACATTGAGACTTATGTTAAGAACAATGTGGCAGGTGCTTACAAGTTCCAGGGTTCGGTAAACAGTATCAATGAAATTCTTGCAAAAGATTGCAAGAAAGGCGATGTTTTCAACGTTCGCGTAAAATTTGTACTTAGCGGAAGTGGTGAAAATGATGGCACTTACGAGGCTGGTACCAATGTGGCTGTGAGAGAGGATTTTGCGGCAGGTAAAGGCTCACAAAGATTGCTTGACCCCTTGGGTGGTATCGTTAACGGCTATGCGACGAAAACTGATTTAGAGACCGGACTTGCGAAGAAGGCTGATAAGGCGATTGTGCTGCCGATTTCAAATTATGTGCCTGGAGGAAAGGTTGAAGAAATTGCAGATGTGTTTGGTTTTGATGTGAACACATCATCAGATACTATTGCCGCATATTTAACTGGTGACCGCAGTTTTGACAAGTTGTTTAACGCCATTCAATCTGGTGTGAATATTTATGGTCAGTATCATCATTATGAAGCCCTTGTTGATATGTCTGAGGCTGGTATAGCTGAGGTATGCAACGTTAAGGCTTATGATTGGTCGGGACAAATAGGTTCTACTCAAAAACAAACGTATAAAGCCATAGAGATGGAACTGGAAGATGTAAAAATAATTATTCAACTTTCAGCTGGAAAATATAAGGCGATTAAAACGGAATCTATTTCGCGTCGTATCTTTAATCTTGAACGCCAGTTGACCTTGGCCTAAGGCATTTTATCATAATTATATAACGAAGCCGCACTATGGCCGGTGTGTCATGGTGCGGCATTATTTTAATATAGACTATGGCAAAGAAAGATTGGAACGAGATGGAAGGATTGCCATGGCGGCTTGATGTAGGCTCGACATTGGAAGAGGCCATGCAGTCGGAGAACGGTCAGATGCTGTATGTAACGAAAGATGGCCAAATAGTGATGAATGGTGAGGTGATAGCCAATGATGCTGTACATTACCTTGGCAGTTATTCACTTTCTTCGGGAGGCGAAAATGCCGCAAAACAGCTGTCGGTAAATTGCTTTACGAAGCCAATACTGCACTATACCATAACGGGCAATAATAATTGGACAGCGTTGGTGCGCCAGGTGCGTACGAACAATACGAATGTGCGTCAGTGGCTGAGGCTCGGTGCTACGCTATACTACCGTGATGTGACGATGAACAGCGACTTTAGTCAGGCTACATCATGCACATCGTGGACGAGGTTGCCGGAGTATGACTCTACGGTGGACAGCCGCATCACCAAGAATCGTGAGGACATTGCGAATAACATTCAGAAAATCAATGCGAACACGACCAGACTGGACGGCATAGATGGTGCAATAGAGTCCTTTGGCGAGAGCATTACAGACCAAGCCTTGCGCATATATAACCTGGAGCACGGCAAACCATTGGCCACCCAATCGGCACCAGGCTTTATGAGCGCAGAAGACAAGGTGAAGGTGGACACGCTGAACGGCGGCATTGCGCAGCAGAAGGACGGCAGTTATAAGACATTGACTGGCTTGGCCGTCATTGAGACGCATTCCGACGTGGTGGGCGAGGAGGTGAGTTTGACAGACTTTAATAACGCCCAAGCCGCTACCTACAATAAAGGTGATGTGATAAACCTATACTATACCAAGGGTGCCTATGGTGTGCTTGCGCAAAAGGATATGCTATGGTTCGGCCGTCGCGTGGTGAGCAGTGATAGCAGCAACGGCGCGCTCGTGAAGTATGACTTTAAGACTATTGCCGGTGTGGAGCCTAAAGATGCGTTTAGCAGTGACATTACTCTGTACTTCTTGACACTCAAGGGTTATACATCTTCCTTTAGGGGTAGTGCTGGTTATACATTGACGCCATTGAATGTAAGTGCAGTGCCATACTTGCCGTCAACAGCAGACAAGGTGCTGCTTGAGAAGATAAAACAGAAACTTGGATTATGACAGACCTGATACAGACTATCAGTTCTATTGTGACAGGTGTGGCGATACCGGTGCTCGGCATATTTCTTTTTTACGATGCGAAGAAAAGAGAGGCTTCTGCAAAAGCAGGTAAGGCCGAGGCAGACAACATCACACAATATGCCGCACAATGGCAGAAATTGTATGATGAGAAGGTGAAGCACGAAGAAGAACTGAATAAAAAGATTGATGCGCTATATGTGCAGCTTAATGAGCAACGCGATGAACTTGCGCGACTAAAAAAGGAGATAGCAGAACTGATTGTGAAGCAGCAGTATGCGGAGAGTCAAAAATGCACGGTGTTTGGCTGTCCGAACCGTCAACCTCCACAACTTCTGTGTGCAAGCAGTAATCACCCTGAGCAATGAGTCTATGAGATTAACGAAATATATCACTGAATTGATACGTGTGGACAGTGGGCACAGCAGCAAGGCGTTTTTCCTTGTCGCAGTTACACTGATAGGGTGTGTGTTGCTGCTCTGTGTGGCATTTGTTCTGATATGGGAAGTTATGAACAGTAACACAATACACACTGACCTTATGGGGCTTAGTGCTTTCGTAGGCAGCGTAGCAAGTTTGTTTGTTACAGCTGGTATTACCAAGGTGTATGGCGAAAAACGTGAGAACAAAACTGAATAAAAATTGGTGCGTTTCACAACGCACCAACCCCTCAACATAACCATGTCAAAACAAAAATATTAACACCTACAAAGGTAAGAAAAATAAGTTTAGACGTATGGAAAATTGGAAAGAATTAGCGGCATTTGTGCTGGAGCGCGAGGGCGGCTATTGCAACAGAAAGGCTGACAAGGGAGGGCCTACGAACAAGGGCGTGACATTAGCGACCTACCGAAGTGTGTATGGACAGAACAAGACGGTTGAGGACTTGAAGCGCATTACTGACGCTGAGTGGGAACACATATTCAAGAGATACTACTGGGACAAGTGCAAGGCTGACTACATACAGGACAAGAGTGTTGCCTTTATTCTTGTGGACTGGGCCTATAACAGCGGAGTCAAGACGGCCGTAACGCACTTGCAGCGGATAGTTAAGACTACTGCCGACGGCATCATGGGCAAGCAGACATTGCAGGCGGTAAATACGCGTAGTCCGCTTCCGCTGTTCGGAGCGTTGAAGCAGGACAGGATAGTTTTTTATAAGGCTATTGTTGCCAAGAATCCGAGCCAAAAGGTGAATTTGAATGGCTGGCTAAATCGGGTGAACCACTTTGCCTATGGCAAGTTCGTATAAAACAAAACTGCCACACGGCAAACTCGTGCGGCAGTAGGGTGTTCTAATAAATCTTTGCTTATGGTGGCTTAATGTTTGCAGCCTATCAGAATTGTACAGATTTCAGATGGTCAACAAACTTGTTTAATCCTTGCTGGATAATATACAACTGCTTGTCTGATGCTGATGCAAGTCCTTGCTTGTATTTGCGCATTAAAGAGGGGTTAAGCCCAACAAAACGAGCAAATTCAGAGGCGTTGATAAAGGGAAATGCAAGAAAGAATGCTGTCAAATCGTATGTAAACGATATTTCTGCATTTTTCCAATCTGGATATTTCCCGTGTTTCTCAAAGAAGTAATCAACTTGCTCTTTGAAAACATCGTTAAAATCTTCCCTTGCTTCTGATTCGGTTTCGCCATAGCCAAGCAGCCAGGGCATTTCCCGAACACAGATGGCAAATCCGCCATCTTGTCCGCGTTCAATAACAGCATTAAGTTTCATATTACTTGGCATTTTGGGGTTATTCAAATAGAAAGAACCGCTCCACTTAATATGGAGCGGAGAACCATGGTTCTTTTACTTCTTAGGTTGTTTCAACCCAGCCGCCCTCAAAATAGAATTTAGTGTGCCAGTAGGCACTTCTGCTGATTTATGACGGCCAACGGGTATGAAAAAGTCAAAATCGGAATGAACATATTTGAAATGTCGCGAACCTTTTTTGATTTTCCAACCATTGGATTCTAACAATCCTATACAACTCTGAAAATTTTACCATCGCTGATTTATTATTAGAACAATGCAAAGGTAACGATTATGTTCCAAATAACAAAATATATTCTGTAAAAAATGAATAGAATTTGTAGTTTTCTTCTTGTCATTTTCTGTGCAGTTGTCTTGCATAGCAGTTGCGCGCGCAAGGTTGCGCAGAGCATTGAGCGCACTCACGACACGCTGATAGTGTATAAGACCGACAGCGTGATGGTACGTGACACGATTGTGGCAATATCCAATTTGGAGAGTGTGGACAGTGTGGCGGAGCGCATGACTACCTATGTTGTGGTGGACACAGCTGGCAAGGTGCTGACTAAGTATGTGTATCGCGACAGAAGCGTGTATCACAACAAGGACGCTCTTAGTGCGAGCAGTCATGTGTCATGCCGCACACACCGCACAAACAGCACAAGCCACAAGGCTACGGTGCGTGATGCGGAAACAAAGGTTGAGAAGCCCCCTGCAAGGTGGAGGGTTCGGGCCGTTGGCGGTCTGTTTATATTAGTAATATGCGTGTTGTTATATTACAGTATATATAGTAAGTATAAGTGACTTTGTTGGGTTGTTTGTTGGGCAAGCATGGGCGCATGGTGATGTGTTCCGTGCTTGCCTTTGTGCTTATTTTTTTACAAAACAAAATCACTTATTAACAATGGAACAATTACAACAGATTTTTGATTTTGCAGTTGAAGCCGTGATGCAAGCCAGCGGCCTTGACTTTGATGCGCTTGCCAACTGCCGCTCGGAGCGGTGTGTGGTTGCGCGCGTGGTGCTTGTTGATGTGCTAATAGAGTTAGGTATGAGCGAGGGTGATATTTCGCTGCTTAGCGGCATGAGTCAGCAGAGGGTTAATTCGCTTAAGAATAGTGCGAGGTACAGGCTAAAGGGGCTGGCTGCACGGGTGATGAGGGAGGATGTAAGGAAATCCGTTTCCTTGCCAATATGAGTAAAGGCCACCTGGATTTGGTGGCCTTTGGCTTATGATTGGTTATATGTAGTCCTTAAGCCTGTCAATGAAGATTTAATACGTTGTGCAGGCTTGTTTCAACTGTTATTGCAGACCGTTCTTCTTCTCTCTTTGTGCTATTGCAGCGCAATCTCTGTCATATTGCAGTTGCAGGCTTCTCCAATAGTCAGCAGGAATATCAAGAGCTTGTTCAAGTTTTCTTGCTATATCCACAGATATAGATGTGCCACCTCTGAGCAATCTGCTAAGATTTGCTTGCTGAATGTTCATGCGCGTGGCGAGTTCCTTTTTGCTCATTCCACGAGCTTTCAACTCATCCTTAATCAATTCAACTGGGTGTGTTGCCTCAAACGGAGTGATGTTATTTATTATCGCCATAATGTTCGCTTATTTTATTCTAATCCGAACGTTCTGTTTAGAGCGTGGTTTGTTGTTGGGCTATTAAGAAGTGTAGCTTTAATTGTGCTAACAAGTTCTTCTTCCAGGGAACATTGATACGTGTGTTCGTTCAGTGCATCAATTCTGACAGTCTTTAATTTCGTGCAATTTACAAATGAATTATACCTTAGGCATGAGCATTGTGATACAGATATAGGCATTAGGTAGTCCGTAAACAAATATCCCATGCGAGTATTTATCTTTGAATTGATGACAACACCTCCGATGGCGTTACCTCTGTTATCGAACCCAAGAATTATGAAGTACTTTCTTCGTGTGTTATATCCGTCTCGTGGTGTTATACCATTGCTCTCGTCCATTTCCACGTAATGAACATCGCCTATATTAAGTTGGTTATTCATTATGCGAGGATTTTGTCAAATTCGAGGTTTTCTTCTATGTAGGATAATAGTTCTTTATCGTCGTTTACGTCTTTCACCATGCCTAAGACGTTCATCTCCTTACGGCCGCTGCTGTTATACGCTCTTTGCCATTCTACTCCATGTGATTTTTCGCGCAATTTGCCATACGGCATATAGGCATTTTCGCGGATAGACTTGTCAAGTTCTTCCATTTCCGCTTCTGACAAATATTCAGTGTCTGCCTCTCTCTTGGCGGTAAGAAAATAATAAGAGTCGTCTGTTCCGTACGTTATGCTTGCGTCAAGCATATCAGACAATTCCTTGTCGCGTCTATAATCTTTTTTGATGCAATCGTAGAGTGATGATGGTACTGGCCCGTCTGGAAGCGCACAGAATGTGTCTTCGACCATTTTCATGCCCCACTTAGTGAGCATGGATAAATTAGCGAAGTAGATAACCTTGAAGACGTGGTAGTAATCTAACCCGTGTGTCTTGTTAAGAATATAAAGCACGATTTCGGTGAGGTGCTTCTTTTCGAATGTATTCATAACGAGTGATTTTAGTGTGTTGCAAAGTTACGACTGCATGCTGGTATTTGCAAGGATTTAATGATTATTAGTAAAGAGTTGACAGACTGATTTTAACAAAAAACTCACAAGCAACAAACAAAACCCACAAACAACTCACAAGCAACTTGTCACCACCTTTGCGCTATCGGGGGATATTCCCCGACCGACTTAATACATTCATAATTATGGACAATGTAGAGAAAGTAATCTGTTGCGACAGAGGTAATGATGCGCTTGCTTACGCGGCAATGGCTAACAACAAGGGCAATGACCCCATGGCCCTGGCAGCTATGATGAATGGTGGCCTTGGAGGTGCAAACCAGTGGCTGAACAATCCGTTTTTGTACCTTATTTTCCTCGCCATGTTCGGTGGCAATGGCTTCGGGTTCGGCAACCGCAATGGTCTGCAAGATGCCGAGATACAGAGCCAAATCCAATCTTTGCGCTCGCAGATGGCTGACAACCACAACTCCGACCTGCTGATGCAGGCGATAAGAGGTAATAACGATGCCTTGACAACACTGGGCGCGAACCTTAATTGTGACTTCAATCAGTTGCAGCAAGGCGTGTGCGCTGTTCGCTCCGCTATTGACAACGTAAGCGGCAAGGTAGGCTTCTCGGCAGAGCGCGTAATCAACGCAGCGGAGAGAGGTGATGCGGCAGTTATCCAGGCAATTCAGAATTGTTGCTGCAACACGCAGAATAGCATCACCAAGATGGGCTATGAGAACCAGCTCGCAATACAAGGACAGACCAACTCCTTGCAGCAGAGCCTCAATTTCGTAAACTCGTCTGTGGAACGCGGATTTAGCTCTGTTGGCTACCAGATGTCGCAAGACAAGTGCGATGTGATACGTGCAGGACAGGACAACACGCAGCGCATAATTGATGCCTTGAACAACCATTGGTATGCCGACATAGACCGCAAGTATCAAGACGCGAGATTGGAGCTGTCGCAGCAGAACCAGACTGCCGCACTGATTGCAGCCCTTAGCAAGACTACAACTGCAACGACATGAGGAGGGGCTGTTTTCAAAACGGAAATAACCACTGATGACCATTCTATTGACGCCAACGAAAAGGTTGACAACAATAGCTTTTTCGCGAGGTCGCGGAAAAGGTCGAAAGAGAAGTAATAACAAGCACGTGGGGAGGTGATTGCCCCACGTGCTACTAACACGTTGAAATCATGCTATTCAAAGATGTGAAAATAGGCTACCCGATTTACTTTCTTGACAAGGAGGGTGCAAGGTACTATCAAGGCAAGGCTGTGAGTGTTGCAGTTCCGCGTTACGACAATAACCAAGCCAAGGCTTTCGGCGCGCAGCCTACGGGTCTTGTGGTAGACATAACCATTGAGGCAGATGGTGCGACAAAGACCTACACAATTCCCGAAACTGCAACAATAACGTATGCTGGGCATCTTGTGCTGTCAACCGACAAGGAAGGAATACTAAGGGAGGTGGAAGCACTAAAGGCTGCAAGCGAGGAGGCATTGTCACAGGTTGAGCGACACAAGCAGATGGTTACAAATTGTAGTCAACTGATGGAGGAGCTTAATCCTGCTTTTGCCGAGAAACGGGCGCAAGACAAGCGGATTGAGGGCATTGAGAACGACGTGAAGAGCCTTGGTGCTGTCCTTCGCGATTTTATCAACGAATTTAAGAAATGATGATTATGGGAAGATTATATATGGTGTTTTGCAAGGGTGGTGGCAAGTGTAAGCACTTTGACAAGGAGAGTGCAGAGAAGGCTGTCAGCCGCATATACTACACGACTAAAGATGGCGCAGAGCATCACGGGCCGCACTGGAGCCTGGAGCAGGTGCTTGAAGCAACGAAAGGGTTGCAGTTTAAGTCTTGTGTAACGGACTACGACAAGTATGTTGCGTTTAATGCGGCTTATGCCGACTTGTGCAAGACGTTGACGCCAGACTTGATTATAGAGACAGGTCATGCGTTTTTCTTTGAGGACGAAGATGCGCCCTGCAACAAGATATGGATATACATGGAGAGTTTTGAATAAAAAAAGCGTGACAGAACGTCACGCTTTTTGCTCTAATATAATGCCGTTCAGATATAAATTTATAAATTTGTTGCGTCTGTTAGGCATAGCGATATGTCCATTGTCTTGTAGTGAGTCTTTATTGGCTCACTACTTTTGGTTAAAAACATAATCCATCAATTTTTCATTTGCTTCGTTTATCAACGAGAAGTCCTTCTTTATGTATAGATTAGTGACTCTCATTCTCTCGTCGATATGGCATAGCATGTCATTGACTATATATAATGGTATGCGTACATCATTTGCTGCAATAGTTGCCATAGAATGCCTGGCAGAGTAAAATTGCAATTTCTCAATTCCGAGAGCATTGCCAATTATCTTCAATCCCTTGTTTAATGCAACGTTGAAATTGCTTGGCGTGCTGTATCTTTCGGAGAAATTAAACACAGTACCGGCATTCCCTTTTGACACGTATTTTTTCATTAGTGGCTTTATGTTCTCTGGTACAATTATTTCCATTAGCGCATTGTCGCTCCTTCGGTCGCGTGTTTTCGTCCTATTATACCTTATCCGTTGTCCATCATAATCCGTCACGTTGTATAGGTCTACTGCATTCATGCCCATCAAACAGAATGATATGATAAAGCAGTCCCTTGCGATTATTTCTCTTTCAGATTTTCCAGTATAATTGTAAATGGCTCTTATCTGTTCAACAGTCAAGGCCCTCTTTTCTGCTACGTTCTGTTTTTTCGGTTTATAGCTATGAAGTGTTTTCTTTATCTTAATGTCATCGTTGTCGTAATCATTGTAGAACTCTCGCGCATCTTGGAAAATCTTCATGATGGAAGATGTGTATAGTGACATTGCACGTGGCTTGTCGGAGAGTGACCGCTCCCACTCTCGCATCATCTGTTCGCTAAACTCACTGCAATATATAACTCGTCTACCGAAGAACTTGCATAGTGCATTTATTGCGGATTTGTAGTTGCGTATGCCTTTTAGGTCATTGTGTTCGTTTACCCATCTCTCGGCATATTTGATGAAGTTTATACTTTCTCCTTCATCTTTTTGTTTGAGTTTTTCCACAATCGTGTCAAAGGGTACATCATTCACTTCAAGATACAACCCTTCAATCTTTTTCCGTAGTTTGCTGATAATGTCATTACCACGTTCGAGTACGTTGTTGTTCTTTATTTTGAGGGAAGAGGTCAAATCTTTTTTACCTACAATCATAGTTGTTGGTAAATAGATGGTCTTCCGATTGTGTGAGAACCGGATAAAAACGACATACGTTTTATCTTCTCTCTGTCTGTCCTTCCGGACCATTAGTTTGAATGTAGCCATATTGTCTGTTTGTTATGCCCGAAGGCAAAGTTAATAATGAATTGGAAAACATTTGGAAAACATTTGGAAAACATATGGAAAACATTTTCGTTTTACAATCATATTCCAAACGTTACTTGTAAGCAATCTATTTTCTTTGTCCAGATAGTTTAACCATGACTACACGTGTAGAAAACCATTGATAATCAACGAAAAACAGAGAATTGCTCGTTACGAACAATCCTCTGTTTGGTGGGGTGCTTAGTGGGATTCGAACCCACGACATTCAGAACCACAA